TGGCCTTACTTGGTTGGAACATATCAACGACACACGAATTAACACTACAAGTACAGAAACTAGAGATCATCCTATTGAATGATGCTTTCTCTAACTAAGGGGTTAACGATGACGAGACTTGATGATTGGAAAGTTCTACCAAGGCTAATGATGCTGGCAGTCACTGTACTGACGTATCAATCTGTACATTGGTTTATGTCGTTACCTGACCCCAGTGTAGCCCAAAGTGGGCTTGTATCGGTCTGTATGGGGGCTTTAACAGGATGTTTCGGCATATGGATGGGCAAAGAGTCTAAGACTACAGTTACACCCACTAAAGTTGTACACGAGGAGAAGTATAGCAAATGATAGGTCAAATCATAAGTTCCATCGGTGGACTAGCTGCTAGTATTATCGACAGTAAGACACAGCTTAAGCTAACCGAAGCTGAGATAAAGAAGAAGCAACTGACGGGTGAGATCGACTGGGACATCGAAGCTATCCGTGCGACACAGAACTCATGGAAAGACGAGTGGATTACCCTACTGTTCTCTATCCCCCTGATACTAGCCTTCTGTGGTGACTGGGGTAATGCGATAGTACAAGCTGGGTTTGCTTCACTTGAGGGTATGCCGAAGTGGTATCAATATTCCCTTGGAGGTATCGTGAGTGCCAGCATAGGAATAAGGTCGGTATCGAAGTTCTTCGGTAAGTAAACCTAAATACAAGACACAAAAAAGCCGTAGGTATCCACTCAAGGACGCCTACGGCTTTTCTGATTCTAATCTAGGTCTCCCATAACTGCTGCTAGACCTTGGTATAACGTCTCTATGTCGATCTTTAGTTTCCCCATAGTGTAAGTCACCCAGAGTAGAACTAGGCTGTTACCCAGCATCAACCCCTCAAATAGCGTCATTAGATACCCTCCTCCATAAATGTCTTAACCCACATTGCTGTGATACCTGATCGTACAATATCCTCAACACCAAACTCAATCACTGGCACAGGTAACATATGCTTCTTAGCCAAGTGGATCACCTTTGATAGACCGTCAGCTTCCTTAAGGTCGCTCTGCATAACGTCACCATTGAGAACGATTGTCGTACCCTCTCCCACACGAGTTAGAACCATCTTAAGTTCATGCAGTGTGATGTTCTGTGTTTCATCGACAATTATGAAGGCATTATCGAAGCTACGCCCACGCATGAGTGCAAGAGGTGCCATCTCAATGTTGCCATTCTTGATCCCTGTTTCCACTGTTCCCTTACCAAGGTGTTTCTCCAGAACGTCCAAGACAGGTAAAGCCCAAGGCATAGTCTTCTCATTTAGGTCTCCCTTCAAGAACCCAAGCTCCTTACCCACAGCCACATGAGGGCGTGTGATAACGATCTTGTCAATCTGCTTTGTGATGTACAGGTCAGAGGCATACGTTGCTGTAACATACGTCTTACCAGTACCAGCAGGGCCAAGGATAAACACCTGCTTATTCCCCTGTAGGGCTTCTATCAGAGCCTTCTGCTTGGTAGTCTTAGCGACAAGGCCAGAGGTAGACTTTTTGTCGGCCCCCTTGTAGTTGGTCTTTCGTCTTGATCTAGTGGGCTTCTCAGGGAAGTCGTCCATTAGCGGTGTTCCTTTTCCAGTAGTTCCTTTAGTTCCGTATAGCCGCCCACATAATTTCCACTAGGGGTAAATATCTGTGGCACTGTGGTCATACCAGCCTTCTTAATCAAAGTTAAAACCCACCTTGAGCTTTGGGAGTGTACGTTGTACTCTGTGTAAGGGTAGCTACTGCCCTTGAGTAAAGCCTTGGCTGCATCACAGAAGTTGCATTGTTCACGGGTAATGATGGTGTACATGGGTGTCTCCTAGTAAGCAGTTTAGACACTTGCTCAGGTGCTTTGGTTAAACTAGGTCTACGATCTCACAGCTATCTCCAGAGCAAGCTAATGTCTGGCTACCTGCCGTGTTATCCTCTTGCTCGTACTCTGCAAGTTCATCCCAGTTGAGCGCAGATGGCATGATAGCTTTCAACTGCTCGTAGTCAGACTTACCACACTCTTGATACGGTGCTTGTTGGTATGTATGTTCGTTGTACGGGAGAAACGACACACCTGACATCTCATCGAAGTGTTCATACACGAAAGCACCTACAGAAATCCACTCGTCAGAACGGACATTTATTGTCACACTTGGCTTATGCTCACACCATGAACGCTGGTAGGCTAACCACATCTCTAACTGTTCGATGGCAGTCATGTCAGATGTTGTCACAGCGTTGTCAGGAGACTTCATAGGAAAGCTAAACACCACAGTGGTATCAGGCTTCATTACACAAGGCTCATTTGGTATGCCACGATCCTTTAGGAAGTTAGTCAGCGGGTCTTTAATGTCTCCACGCACCGTGCGGATGTAATAAGGGCTGTGACGAGCGTGTATCCCACTAGCAGAATCAACGAGTTGGGAGACAGTGCCACTAGGTTTGACACAAGTGATAGCAGTAGCAACAGGGATACCAAGGCGCTCGGCCCATTCAGCATTAGTATTGATAGCGACATTCTTAAGATGCTCCAGTGTTTTAGCTAACCCACCATTTTTTGATGTTGTTAACGGATTGTCCATAATACCTGTGAGGCTCACCCCCAACAGACGTTCTTCTTCTGTGTTGTCCTTCCACTCCTTAGTGAGATATGGAAAGTGTGTGTAGGTACTTTGGATCGTACCCAAGATGGTAGCAAGTTTGACCTTGCGTTCTAGGTCTTCGACAGTATCAGTCGCACGGATAACACACTCTGTTAAGTTACAGAACTGAGAATCCCGTAAGATGATTTCGCTGCACGGGTTAGTCCCAAAGTCTTGCTCTACATCACGGCGTCCGTTCTTACCAGCTTGTACCTTAGCAGCCTGACGGTTGAAGATACCACGTTCACCACTGCCACTTTCTACTAGGGCTTGCCACTCACGCATGAAAGAGATGCTGTCTGGCTTCTCAGTGTAGCTCACAGAGTTGTTAGCCAAAGCTCGTTGTGGGTTGTTCTCCCACCATGCACCTGACTTAGCGTGACGCATACGGTCATCACTTAGGTTGCTCAATGAGATCATAGCCGAACGTCTCACGCCACCTACGACCACCACTTCACCGATCTTACACATGATGTCGTGACATTCGATAGACGATAGCTTACGTCCTGTAGCTCCCTTGAAGGTATGCACGACAAAGTTGAACAAGTCGATCAGAGGCGCTGGGCCACTAGCACGACCACCGAAGGTCTTTAGTCTAGCACCCGCTGGACGTACCTTAGACACATCCCACTTAGGAACCTCACCGCTGTAAAGCAGTGCAATGACCTGACGTAGAGCCTTAGCCCAACCTTCCTTGCTATCCTTTACAACGATTGTAGTGTCGCTGTTGAATAGAGCATCTGGAACCTCTGGCAGCTTGTTGATGTACTGTCGCTCAACTGAGAACCCTACGCCTGTACCACACAGCAAGATAAACATAGCTTGATCGAAGCTCTTGATGTTCTTAACTGCCAGATAGCTACAGTTATACATAGCAGTATTGTCACGGAGGGCTGCTGGCCCCGCTGTCATAAGAGACCGCATGGATGGCATAACGTCAAGTGATAGGATAGCTTGCTCAATCTGACGAATGTAACTGTCGTCTCCTGCCACAGGCTTTACGATGTTCTCCATGTAACGGGCTACAGTCTCTTCCCATGTCTCACGGCGTCCCTCTTTGTCCAGCCACCGTGCATAACGTGACTTGTGGATGAAAGACTGGTAGTCTGTTGGTAGTGTATTGCTCATTCGCCACGCCCTCGCATTGTTTTATCTTCTTCTAGCCATACCATACGGTCAATGTCTTCTCGGCTAATGCCAATGTCCTTTAGCTCTCTGTCGGTCAGTCGGTTCAGTATCTTGACTGCCTGTCGGTGCTCTGACCACATCACACAGTATCGCATGAACCTAACGAATATATTGTTTACCCATCTCTTCTTCATCGGTTATCTCCTGAACCCTTAATCACACCCCGTCTGGAACGATCATTTAACTTATCCATGTTAGTCTCTATTACCTCTGGCAGGTTACTGTAGAAGTAGTTAGCCAAGGCTGTCGTGTAGAACAGAACGTCACCTAACTCTTTGACGATCTCTTTCTGGTTAACCTTAGTGTCGTCACGGAGGTATTTCTTTACCTTCTCGGCTACCTCCCCTGCTTCACCTACGAGACCCAAAGCATTTTCCACTAGGCGGGTCTCACCCTTTGTCGTTATCTTACCTTCAACCCAATAGGAATACTCCATCGGTGTCACGTTAACAATGCTGAAAGCATCAATGTCTTCTTGCGTAATCATACTGTTCTCCCGTAGAACTCTGTCTGTTTAGCAGGGTCTCTGGCTATGTCGAATAGATACCAAGCGCAGTTGTCTTTACCTACGCTTTTGCTATCCTCAATCCATTTGACCCTGCCTATGCTCACTACCTTAACGCAATACGACATCAAGATAGCTGACTGTTTCGTGTGCATCCAATCGGCATCAAAGAGTAGCCATGTTGGACACATCTGCATCCACCCTTCGATGAATGGGTGCAGTAGTTTTCTATCCCAAGGTGGGTTGGTGATACATAAGTCAGCACCACCGAAAGCCATGTACAACTCCAAGAAGTCTTTCTCACCCATGTTAATGGAATCATGTAAGCAAACTCTTGGGTCTCTTGGCTCAATATCACAAGCAAAAATACATTCGCTATGACCATCCGTAAGACTGTCTATGTGGTCTATCAGACGCCCATCTCCCGCACAAGGCTCGTAGTAGTCAAACGAGTAGGGCAAGTGCGGGATCAGGGGTTCAACTGCTGCCCTTGGTGTCGGGTAGTAATCCCTTGGTACTCTTTCAAAGTCACTACGTTTGCCCATACATAGCCTTTAGTCGTGACTGGGAAACAAACTCTGGGTCGTACATACCGTTCTCTAGCTCCCGTTTAACTACAATGCCTGACCACCACTCTTTGTTAGCTTGACCTGCCCAGCCCTCTGCTGCTCCCTTGTAGCACCCTGCGACCAGACCGATAACTCCATTAGGATGTGAAGCGTCTTTAAACTTAAGGTCACGTTTATGGCTATGACCACAAGTAGAACTATGATGCCTGTGAGCCAATAGTGCATTAGCATGGTGCATACCAGACATAGCAGACCCAAAGTTGCCACTACTAAAGAAGTGAGCATATGAGACCCCATCGTAATCAGCAATCGCTGGAGCGGAGTTTTCGTACTCGTGGTATTCGTCGAACCACCTGTTAGTCTGGAGGTGGTCAAAAGATATGCCATACTTCGAGCCTTCAAGTCGAGGGTCGTGTTTAATAGCTTTCTTAATCCTGTTCTCATGGTTACCCTCAAACCCTATGTAAGCTGGTCGTTTTCGTCGGTGGTGTCTGAACTTCCAACGGATACGCTCTTGTGCATCGTTGTAGTGTTCAATGTCTGCCTCATAGCTCTGACTGACGATTGCCTCTGGGTAACGAGTGTCAAATGTATTTAATGACCGCATATCAGCGCCATCACCCAAGTCAACGACATAATCAGGCTTGAGGTCATACAAGAACTCGCCCAACCAGTTAAACCTCTCGTTACTCACAGTCGGATCAACGTGAGCGCATGAGAAGACTACTACTGTCTTACCTGCCATTATGTTTCCTTTATCCATTCCTCTGGGATTAACTTGTCTGCGTACATATAGTCATGCTTGTCGCACCACATGCCTAGAGTAGTCTTTGAGCCTTTGCTTATCTTCGCCCTAGAATTAGAGAAGACAAACCGAATGTCAAGATCAGGGTGTTGCTTTTTGACTAACAGATGTTTCTTTCTGTCTGCCGCAACGAACCGTCCCTTGGATTCTATGATGATACCGTTGGGGAGTTCAAAGTCAGGTGTGTAGGTTCTAACCTCGTTGACCTCATACTTGATCTTGAACTCCTCGTACTTGAACGGCACTTTAAGGCTCTTTAGTTGGTCTGAGATACGATCTTCTAGCCCAGACCGATAACCATGCTTTATGCCCCTTGAGGTGGCTCCCACATTTGTTCGTCGTACCGCCTTAGCCATAGTAGCCTCGCATTTTCAATGATCCTCTCTGTGTCTCCATCGTAAGCCTTGACACATGCTTCCCAGAGGTCGTCTTCCGTATTGCAATCAGTAAGGATTTTCTCTGCTTTCTTAGGGCCGATACCATACAGCCCTTTGATGTTGTCTGCGGCGTCACCCGTTAGTATCTGAGTGTAGAAGAACTTAGTCCCTGACCACTCATCTACCTTAGTCCACTCACCCTTTACGAAGTTGAAGTGCCAACAAGGAATCTGTAGCATATCTTTATCAACTGATGCGACAGTGCAATCGTACTCTAATTCTGCCGCTGCCTTTGCGATAAGATCGTCAGCCTC